AATATCCAATAGGTCTTCGATTATTACACGTCTGTCACCGGGTGTAAGTTGCATGAATGGTACGAAGTTAGCTGAACCAATCACTACAATCTGTTTGAATGACTTTAGATTAATCTTGAGAATCTTCTTTTCAAGAATTTCTTGGTATTCTCTAATACTTGATGATTGATCTATGAGCTTATTATTCTCATAAATTTCAAAGACATTAGGTTTAATACCTCGTACTACTCTATATTCTTTCTTCTGAATAGTAAAAAGAATTTCAACCAAGCAATCTTTGTTGGTGATACTATTAAGTAGCTGAGGTTTGTTAATGTCTCGGTAAGGTTTACCATATAGAGCAAAACATATTGCATCAATCATAGTAGACTTACCAGCACCATTCTCCCCAATAATCAATGTAGAAGGGGATCTGTTAAGATCTATTTCAGTCCAAATGTTACCAGAAGATAGAAAATTCTGGTACTTCAAAGTCTTAAATATAATCAACCATGCTCTCCAACCACATCTAGAGCTTCCTCATAGATACCGGCAAATAATGTTTTCAATTCTTTTTTCTCTTTAATCTCTAAAGACTCAATGAACTTATTTAGGACAGTTAAAGTATCCTCTGCTTCATCTACAATATGATCTTCACCTTCTAACTGTAGGTTAAGATTATCCTCTACTGTTTGAATATGATGTGGTTCAAATGAGTTTACATAGTCCAAATAAAGATCAAAGAAATATGGGTTATCCTTATTCTTGATGATAACCTTTACATTACTATCTCTAATATGTGACAGATCAGTCTTAAGTAAATCAGGGTGAGACTCTAAACTATCATCATAATATAGCTTATTGAACATATGGAATGTATTTCTAACATATGTCAACTCACGAGTTTCTGTATCAAACACATGGAAACCACGTTCATCATTATAATCTGACCATGTAATCTCATACGGTGAACCAAGATAATGAATGTTCTTAGAACTAGACTTATGGTGGAAATGCCCACTCATTACCATATCAAACTTATCAAATGGGTCTGTATCAAACCCATGATCGTTAATAGCTCCCTTGTACATCTGGAAGCCCTTGAGTTCAAGGTGACCCATTACTACTTGAGCTTTTGACTTACTCAACATTTCCATCGTATGATCAATATTACCACTGTTAATCCATGGTACAAATAGCATCTTACATGATCCAAAGTCAACTTCTGTTGCTTCTTCATACCAATCAACCAAATCACAATACTGATATAACTGTCTCATAGCATTATATTTGTTAGTATTCTTGTAATATGTGTCGTGGTTACCTATGATAACATTAAGATCAATACCTCTAATTTTACATGGTTTGATCAAAGTCTCATATAGATTATCAGCAGTAAGATAATTAATATACTTACGTCTATCTACTATATCACCCAAATGAATGACTGTAGATATATCATGTTCATCTATATAAGGGAAAAAGATTTCATCATAAAATTTCTTAAAATAATTTGCATATACAATACTATCACCTCGAGCTCCGAAGTGTGTATCAGTAATCAGGGCTATTTTCATTTCTTCTTTTTCTTTTCAAATCGTTCAATAATAGGTGCCATCTTATCTGAATCTAATGATATCTTAGACATATCAAGCATTTCAGATGATCCTTCAGTGATGGTATCAGTCAACACAGCCCTTTCTAGGGACTTATACTTTATATAAGTCTGTTTCTTTTCAGCCTCAATACGGCGTAAGAAAGCATACCAAGAAATCTGGGTGAAATAAGAGAAAGGATTTTTACTCTTCTCAGGATCAAAATTGTGTACTGCTTTGATACAATTCTCAATAGCATCCAAGATCATTTCATCTTTATATGTATAACCCGAAAAGTTACCTTTACTACCTAAGTTTGTAGCAATCTGTATGAATTTCATACTAATATCATCGGGAATGATAGGAACTTCATCCCCTGTATTTTCTGCCTCTAAGACACCTTTTCTATATTCTATTAATTGAGCATAAAACTCTTTGTTATCTATGTAATTAGCCACTAGTGCATGGTTCCGGTTGGTATTGCATCAAATATTGTTCCTTCTTGTTTTTCTTGATTAAGTTCACTTCTAAGATGCTCCATATAAGATGAATGAAATTTTGCATACTTATTAGGCACATCCTTATATACCTTTATAATATCTTTTCTGTCAAATGTAAACCCATAATCAGCTTCTTTTTCAAATATTCCGTACTTAATTAGTACTATTAATGGAATAGAATCACTAGTATCATAATGAATTACAAGAGTATCATCCGTGAGTACATAAGAATCATTCTCTTCTATTATACGGCAGAGGATATTCTCTCCACTTTTTAACTTAAGACCTGAAGTTTTTGTATCTTTTTTCATTTTTTTATATCTTTTTTAAGGAAAAGGGTTTACATACTTTTTGGGTGTGTTATAATGGGGTTTAACCCCTTCTAAAAAACAAACTAATAATAACAAGCTTGCTTGTTCGCGGAGCGATTCGCGGTGCGAATGATTAATCAATGTTTATATTGATTGACTATTTAATTAAAATTGCTTAATTCAATTATTATTAGGTAATACTATTTATAATCTTAATAATTACCTAATTCTCTACCCCCGTTCCTAATGCCCCATTGGATACTGAGTAGACTAGTAAAGCTAGTCTATAATTTTACATTGTAGATTTTGTATTCAAATTGTTCTTGGTCATAAATCTTAATTCGTTCAATGAAATGATTTATGGTATAGTTTTTGGTTTTCTTCCAAATTAGATCATCAGCTATATCATATAAGATAGCATGGGTCTTTTCATCTGATTTTCTTAAGACTCTACCAATAGATTGTAGGTTCCTAATTTTACTTTTAGATGGTGATGCAAAGATGATGTTATGAAGTTTCTTAATGTTAATACCGGTTGATAGAGTACCATAAGAACCAATTATGATAGCATTATCTTCATTCTCTACAATATGTCTAATCTCTTCTCGGTCCTCACCAGATACAGCACCATGAACAAAAAAGACTTTTCTTCCGTTAGCTAACTCAGAAATAGATTCATATAATAGTTTACCGTGCTTTTCTACATACTGAAACAGTAATAAGGTGTTACCTTCTAGTGAACATGCTAGGTTAGTAATGAAGTTATTACGTTTAGTATGGCTTACCAGAAAGTCCATTTCATCCTGGTAGTTTAGCTTTCTAACTAATTTCTTTTCTTCATCTGTATAGTTGAGTACTATTCCTTTAATATCAAATGAAGATAGGTGCTTTTGGTCCATTAGTTCTTTGGTTTTAATCACCTGGTAGACAGTACCAAATAGACCCTGAAGGGTCAGTTTGTTAGTATGTACTTCGTCTAAGGTACCAGTAAAACCAAACCTATACTGACATGACTCTAGTTTAGTCATAATAGATGTTAGAGATTTGGCTTTGAAAAGATGACATTCATCACCTATAACAACATCATATTGAGCAAACCATTTCTTAGGTAGCTTATAGATTGATTGCCATGTTGTCACAGTGACTTGTTTGTTGGTTTTCTTGTCTTGACCTGAAAAGATCTTATGTACATTTGAATCAGAGTCGAAGCCGTAGTCATCAAAGTCTGATGTCATTTGATGTACCAATGAAGTAGTAGGAACAATGATTAGAGTTTTCTTTTGATACCATTTGGTAAGCATATAGATAATGAATGATTTACCAGAAGCTGTAGGTGATACTAATACACCTCGTCTATTCCTAACACCATGTACAAATGCATCTAATTGATAATCACGTGGTTCTAATGTAAAGTTCTGTTGTTTAACCCACTCTTTAGCTTCTAGTAACGAAAGATTATAAGCTGAAATATCATAAAGATATTCGATCTCATAATCTCTAGTTTTAGCAAATTTGTCTAAATGAGCATTAAGACCAGCGTATAATAAGCCAGTCATAGAGTTATACAGTCTTATCTTACCATCCCAACTACCATTTTTATAAGCTGGCATAAATTGATAACCATCAACTTGGAATGTAAAATATTCAACCAATTCTTGAGCCATTCCGGCATCAGAACAATTTACTCTATTATATACCTCATTTTCTTTAACAACAGATAGTTTGTCCATTAATAATCAATACCATTAGTAAACTTTAAGAAATCAATAGCGGATTTGATTTGAAATCCTCTATTATTTATCATCTTTAAAACTGCGTCACAGAAGTCCACTATTTCATATTGATATGCTATTTTTAGAGTGAGTTCAACAATATCCTTATCTTTATCTAAGTAGTATTGAATATCACCCCTTAGGATTTTACCTTTAGGGGGTAATTCCCACCCAAGAGCATCATGTTCCTCGGTAGGACCATCTAGATAAAATTCCCACTTTTCCGCTTTGAGTGTTTTAAGTTCAGACTCGAGTCGTTTGAACTTAAGTCGTTCTGTCATATAGACCTTATACCATTTGTTATGTAGCTTAGGTATATTCAACGACTCTTTAGATAGGTCAGCCTTATTGAATTTACCATCTTTTTCCCATTCTTCAAATAGTTCCATTATGTCCATTTAATATCATCCCTACTTTGATCACATGTTTGATCCTTGACTTGTTCTATTTCTCGTTTAATTGGTTTCATTAGAACAAATCAGGTGCAGAATCACGCACCATTTTCTGTACACTTGCTTCTACTTGATTATAGTACTCATAGAAGTCTTCAAGTTGTTCTTCTTGAACGATAGAAGCCATACGTTGCAAGTCTTTGCTTTCATAGATAGCATTCTCTACATATTCATCATCTGCAATATACATCTCTCTAAGAGCTACTGCAGCCTCATAGTTAACATTTGCTTTTTCGATGATTTGTTCGGAGAGTTTTGAATAGTCCATGATGTGTTCCTTTATTTCAAACCTTATACTATTCTGATACTACATCTAGTACATAGTAATAAACTGAATCAGGAATATTTTCACGATTTGCTGTGTCCATATCATAAGACCGGTTGTAGGCGGCTTTGAATTCACCCTGTTCAACTAGATCAGCATATTCCTGGAGATTTTTATAGTCATTGTTGACCATTTCCATCATTTCTTCATCATCATGCCACATTTCCTTTGATGCTACATAATCATTTTCAGCATCACGGCGGACCATATTAGCAAGCTGTTTGTTCAGGCTCATTGTGTCAATCATAGTAGGTTGTCCTTTTGTTTAAACCTTATACTATTATAATAACACACTGATTTCAAAAGTAAACAACAAAATGCATATTTTTTAAAAAAAATTATACAGGGGTGAAGTAGTAATTCCTGAACTGGAATGAAACAGTGGATTCAATATACTCTACACTAGTATCTCGTGCATCCATGGATAAATCTGTTAGTGACACGGGAAATAGGTCTGATATGGATATATTGACAATAGGAGTCATAGAACTTGAGAGAATACTTAATGTAGCATCTGATGTTAAGCCTTCACCTGTATAGGATTCGGTATCGGCTAATTCTTTGTGTTGATCAAAATTTTCAAGGAAACCACTCTTACGAATCCAATCATGTATTTCAATATAGTTACCCATATCTTCATTAACCTTAAATGTTACATCCAATGTACCATATTCTGGCTTATCACCCGGAATTGGTATATCTTTAAATGGGGTTGCTTGTACGGGATTACCAATGTTAATACCAGGTAAATTAACAGCCTGAACAAAGAATGATAGTTCAGGTGTCTTTTTGATATTAAATGCAAACCCATGAGGGGATAACATATTTTTATTCATTGTCATATTAGTAACCTCCTATCATATTTATACAAAAAAAGGGGAGAGCCCTAAGACTCTCCCCCAATTTGGATAGATTATATCTATTCTTATTATTCTTTACAGAATATTTGTTACCAATGAACGACGGTAGTATGCATTGGTATCTTCAGCAATAGCACCAGTAATAGCAGCAGGTGTACCCTGTACTGAACGGTGATACGGGTTAGCAATCATGCCATACCGTGTCTTGAAGCCGATACGAGGCTGGAAGGTATCAACTTCAACAGCACGAACCATTTGTAGTGGAACGTATGGGCAATAGAACAAGCCAGCATCATAAGGAGAAGAACCCTTATAACCAACAGTAAGGTAATCACCTGTAGTATAAGGATCAACATAGACCTTATAGCGACCGTTAAGAACACCGGCAAAAGTATTACCTGTGTCATCAACCTGAAGTGAATTACTGTTTAGAGCAGGCGCATAGTCAAGTACACCAGCCATTTGAAGAGCAGCTGCAACATCTGAAGAACAGATGATTAGGTTACCCTTACCACGGCGTGTATCCTTGGCAATCTTGTTAGCTTCGCGTTCAATGTGGAACATAAGACCCTTGAACTTTTCAACAGACCAACGGCCGTTTGCATCAACATCAAGATCAAATACACCAGCAGTTGTTGTATTAACGGAACCACGTACAGCGGAAACATTAATTGTACGAACAACTTCACGGTTGATTTCAGCAAGAACTTCAGCTGTAAGAATGTTAGCTAGTTCTGTTTCTGCTTCAGCACCGTGGATAGCCTTAAGATCTTGAGCCAGTTCCAAGCTGTAGTCAGCTGCTAGAGCACGTGACTTAGCTGTAACTGTAACCTTATCAATGGTGAAGGCCATTTCAGCAATAGCACTATTGGTTTCAGTTGCACTTGTAGCCATACCATCAACATAGTTGTAAGTATTAGACTGAGCAAGTACTGTAGTCTGAGCTGTTGTACCAGGAACTGTACCGATATTTTCGTTACCGATTGTATCAGCACCAGTTTCTGTTGAAGAGAAGCCTGTATCTGCTTCATCATAAAGTGCTTCATTACCAGATTGATTTGTATAACGGGCACGCATGGCAAAGATAAGACCTGTAGGACCAGTCATAGGCTGAACACTACATACGTCATAAGCCATTAGATTAGGCATAGAGCGGCGAAGCAATGAGATTAGAACTGGATCAAAGTTCTGAACACCTGATGTAACGTTAGTAGGTGCTTCAGTAAGCATTGAGCCCTGTTCAACCAGATGCTGCTCGCGTAGAGCTTTCTCTGTGTTTTCTAGGATATGTGCTGTTACAGCACGGCGGTGGGCATCATCAATAGAAGGAAGGTCATCATGATTGATAACACCATCCCACTTTTCCATAATTTGTTCGTTTAGGACATTCATTTAACTACTCCTGTTTGTTTAAACCACTAAACTTAAAATCGTTTCATAGTTCTGGAAATTGCATCAACATAAGGTTGTACTTCGGGAGCAACTACCTTTGTTTCTTCTTCATTATCTTCATGCATGATAACAGTTTCTTCATCAATCAGCTTAGCAGATGATGTCACATCTTCATTTACTTTTCCAGTAAAATATTGTTCTTTAATAATTTCGATCTTAGACTTAAATTCATCCAGATCAGTGTATTCTAGACCTTCACACATTGAAGCAAACTTATCAACATCTGTGTCAGTCATACCTTCAGAAACTTCACCAAAAACAACATCTGTGGCACTTTCGGTAATTACCTTTTTAAGTTCCATATTTTCAGATACAGCTTCATTTAGGTCAGATTCCAAAGATTCAATCTTATCGGCCATTTCGTCAACAAGATCAATTTTGTCTTCTGGTACTTCCATATAGCTTTCAGAGAATAGAGTCTTAAGACCAGTGATAAAATCTTCCGCAATATCGGTACGGATATGATTATCAATAGCAATCTTATTTTCTTCAATCCATTCAGCTACAACATAATTAAGATATTCGTCAACTTTTTCATGGAGTTCTTCAACGGCTTCAGTTACTGATTCTTCAACCTTAGCTTCGAATTCTTCTTCAATCCGAGTTGTTTCAATTGCAACACGGCTATTCAAAGCAGCTTCAAAGATTGTAGAAG